GATCTGGAGGCAATACAGCAGCAGGAGGAACTTGACCGGGCATCTTTTATACTCCACCTTGACTGCTTGGACCCGGAAAAAAGCCATCTTGCACATTCGCGGGCGATAGGAACACGGGACTCACACGCTTTGCCAATTGCAGGGTGGGGGCAGCGCCATCGCGTGCAATCAATCGCTCCACGTAATCCACCCAGCGGGATTGAAGTGTGACATAGCTTCCCATGCCTTTCGCTTCCCAGTACATCCACTTGACGCCTTGAATAAGCGCCTGATCATCAAGAAGGGAGAAGTCCGAGTCATTTTCAAAGAACTCCGTGTAAGTTGGATTTGTGGTGACACCATTTGCCACGACAGAGTTCAGTGACGTGTATTCGAATACAAGCTGGAGGGGGGAAGTCAATTCAGTGGGCGGTGGCCAAATGCGGAAGTTGTTTCCAACGCTTTGAATGCCGGGGCCGACCTGCCTGAAATGCCTACGGGGGCCAAGTGACACAATGCCGGAACGGTGCCACTCGTCCATCTGCGGGCTGTCAGGCCCAATCAGTTCCCAACGGTTTGTCCGATCCCACATGGTTCGGTTGATGAAAGCATCAAACCCAACAGGTTCGGGGAACGTATCTTGTGCAAACACAAATGTGCCGTCCGTAACCGCCGCAGCATTGGATGCTTCCATGTTCAACACAACGGTGTTGACATCGGTCACTGATTGGATGCGGGCACCTTGCGGTACGTCCGGCCCGGTCACGGCCCAATAATTGGCAGCCAGCCCGGCAGTGCTGGGGATGCTTGAAATAGTATTCGTGTAGGCACTATTTAGATTGCCGGTAGTGGTTATTGGTATCGGCACTACAAGATCGTATTCGAACTGAAGCGCCGTCCAACCGTCTTCCTTCCACCTACGCAATTCATCAAGCGTGCGATTGGCCAGCGCAAGCATTTGTGTGGCTGTGGGGTCTGTATTCCCCACAACCGTAGATGATTGTGGGAGTCCAAGCTCCGCTTGGGCTTTCTGCACAATCTGAAGAAGCGTAAGTGGTGTATTGCCCATCGGATTAGGCAGTCAAGATTGAAGCCCAATACTTCGGCTTGTATTGCCAAATCTTTGCAGCCTTATCTTGGGCAATGGTCAGTTCGGCATTCTGAGTGCCGTTGAGATAATGCCCAGCGGGCACATAAACGTCCGCTGCCGTGGCAGATGAATTGAAGAAGTTGTACTCTTCCTGCACATCGGCATCAGATGGAAGTAGCGCACCAGTTTGATTCGCCGCTGCGGTCAACTCAACCATTTTCGACAAAACGGGGGCAGCGCCAGCTTGCGTCGTTCCAGTGCAAGTCAGAGCGGTATAATCAGAACCAATGACTTTGGCTTGTTGCGCCGGAACACCAACGCCCATAAGTCCAAGTGAGCTAGGCATTATCAGTCTCCAAGATTAATTGTTGATACGGGCACGAACACGTTTCGGTGCGGTTTTCTTACTCTTCTCCAGATCACGCGACGGGTGAGTAGCCGCAATTTGGGCTGACTGAGCATCAAAATTCTGGTTCAGCCTTCCGGTTGGATAAACGGCACGCCTGCCGTTGCCACCTTGGTTTGCAATAAGCTGTTGCACATCGTCCATGGTAACAGCTTTTTCAGCCTTCTCACGAAGCTGATGCAACTCACCAGTCATGATCTTGATTTTGTTCTTGAGCGAATTGTTCTCACGCTCAAGATCATCGATGATCTTACGCATCTCACTGTGCTTGACGCCACGGTTGGCGACTTGCAAATAGCGTTGCGCCTCATTCACCCATTGCTGAGCGCCCATACCAATCGTCTCAATGGCGTTGGCTGAAAGTTCTGCGCATTGCTCAACCGTATGAACGCCGGAAGCCTGCAAAGCCGCCGCCACTGACGGCTGGCTTGGGAAAAGCATCTCGATGGGGGTGCCTTCGGAAACCTGCGGCTTGTTCTGTTGATACTGTGCCCATTGCATGGGCCACCGCTTTTTATCCTGTTCAGTGGCAGGCCGCTCCACAATGTTCAGCCGTTCACCGGGCGGATGGACACGAACGAAGACTTTATCCTCATAAAAAGGACGACCATGCTCACGAGAACGGGCTTCATTTACAATCGGCTTGAGGAAAAACAAGACAATCATCGCCGATTGATTGCCGTAGTTAACGACGCCACCCCAATCGCCCATTTTCGTAATGCTGTTATGCGGCTGAAAGTCTTCCATAACGTAAAGCTCCTAAACTGTGATCAGCAGAAGATAACTGCGATCATATGGTTTGCCAAGTGTCAAGTCCAGTTTTACTTCTCAACGAATCTGGTTAATTCAGCGGCAACGCCGCGAACCACCCCTGACCAATCCCGAGGCTTCGTTTGCACGAATTGAAGCAGGGTGGGGTACCAAGGGCTTGTCAGCCGGTCACCAAACCAGCGCCAGCAACCATCCCATCGGCTAAACATCCAGGTGGGCCTGCCAATGGATGCTGCTGCATGTGCGACAGCCGTATCAACGGTGATGACTAGATCACAAGCCGCCATGGCGGCACAGGTTTCATAGAAATCGTGCATCTCGTCTGTGAAATCGCCAATGACCATGCCGGGGATTGGCGTATTGATCTGAGAAGCAGACGGCCCCTTTTGCAAAGAGATCCAAAATATGCCCGGCACTTTCATCAGCAGTGACATCTCTTGAAGTTCCATCGACCTCAAAGAGTCAATAGCGGCAGCTACCGGCTGCGCTGTGCGCGACATCCCAGCCCAGCAAACACCTACCCGTTTGCCGGGAACATTTGCCGAATCAAACTTGGCCTTCCATCTCTCAACATCACGACGGTCAATCAAGAATTCATTGTCACTAGCTGGGATGTTCTTAAACTCAGGCGTTAGGATGCCAGCAAGTGAGAGCATCGGGATTGCGTAGTCAAAGCTGGGAAGTTTCTCACCCGCGTTAATGACCATATGCGCTTCAGTAATGGTACTTAACAGCCTGTGAAGATTTGGCCTTCCTTCCACAACGATTTTGGCAGTGGGATACCTCTGCCCAAGGACACGCACATAACGTGAGAACTGAATTATATCCCCCAACCCTTGCTCGCCGTAAACCAAGATCGTTTTGTGCCCTAAATCCTGACCACTCCATTGCGGGGCGTTTAGCTTTCTGGCTGGCAATTGATCAGTTTTCCATCGCCACTCATACTCACTCCAGCCTTCAGCAAGGTTGCCGCTTTTCAAAAGCGCCATGCCAAGCGCCAGATGACAATCAGCATTATCAGGATTAACGCTGATGGCTGCCCGATACATGCCAATGGCCTTACCCAACTGCCCATGATATTTGTGAATGTGGCCGAGCGTCATATAGCTTTCGGCCAATGGGTAAAGATCGATGGCTTGGTAAATATATTCCATCGCTTTTTGTGCATCAAACATATCCCAGCATGCACCGCCTTTGTTATTTAAGATGCCGGCTCTAACTTTGGGATCATTCTCAAGCTTGAGCGCCCGGTCATAATTCAAGATGGCATCGATGGGATGCCCCAGCTTATTGAGTGCGTCGCCCCTGTTGGCCCATACCCACGGCTTGGTATCGTCATATTGAAGAAGTTCAGTGGCCCAATAAACCAAGTCAGGCCATCTCTGGTTCGCACGTGAAATAAGGAACTGTTCCTTACATTCTTCATAAGCTTTACGCTGCATTACGCTCTCCTTGGTTTAAAAAAAAAGAGCGGGGCCGCTGAGACCCCGCTCTGGTACACTTCCGTTACAAGGGCGATTAGCCCGATACGCCGACGACCGGGTAGTTCAACACAGCGGTATTTGGCCCGGCAGTCGAACCATCGGCTTGACTGATTACCATGCCGTTTATCTGGTACGTCGTGCCAGCGCCACCGGCAGTGGTCGTCACTTCGCCACCAACGGTCGCGCTCGAGTGCAATTGAGCATTCTTGGTGGTTGCAGCCGCACAACTTACGTTCGGGCAGTTGCCCGCACGCTGTACCCAGAAGTAAGCGCCCTTCTGGGTACCAGTTGGGGCAGGAACCGAAACGCTGCCAGTGCCGCCGCCAACCACGCCGACGAGATCGCCAGTCGGTGCGGTAGCAACAGTAGCACCGCCAATGAGGGCCACCGACCAAGAGCCCGGCACCTCGCTGATCTCGACGACAGACGAGGCAGGGATGGTGATGGAGGCGGTGCAATACACCCACTCAGTGCCGTCCGAGCCCCATGCCTTCTCACCGAGGAGGAAGGGGGCTGCCGGGTACTCAGGAGTGTTCGTATCAAGGATGAACACCGAATTGATATCGATGCCTTCCTGCGACGTAGTGCTATAGATGATGCCCATAAGGCTCTCCTTGCTAGAATGTTCAGTTCGGAAGGTTCAAAACATCGCTATGAATTGATTTCCATAACTATTTTCAAACCACGTTACACAGGAATATCGATGATTGGTTTCATCAACATGCTTGGTGTACTACGATCAAGAAAATCGTCAAGTCTAGGTGTTGGTTATGACGGCTACCTTGAAGTTAGAACCTCGCGGAACTGAGAAATACTCGGTCTGGTTTGCCGCCATCCGCATTTTAGTTGCCGCTGCCGTTGGGTTTGCCCCAAACTCAACAGAGCAAATAGCATCTGTGTGAAGGCGAACAAGGGTGGTGTTAGTGTTGAAGACTGCGGACTGCGCCGAAGCACCACTGATGGCCACCGTTTGCTCTGCGGTTGGCAATTGCTGCGCAACCCCAATCGGAAAATTACCTGCTATCCCTGCCGCGCCAAATTCTGTGACATATAAGGTAGCCATATAGAATTATCCTTTATTCAATGTCACACCGTTTAGATCTGCGTGCTCTTTGGAGGAACTTTCTGACTCTTGCTGTGAAGGAAAATTTGAGCCTGTGTCGCCCAAAGCGTCCTCCATAAGCTTGTTCGCTTCTTTGAGGTCGCCTGCCGCTGACACAAGTTTGCCAGCATTCACAATGGCGTTCTTGGCCTCAGGCACAAAGGCCGCTTGAGCAGCGTCCGTAGCCTTCTTGATTTGAGCCACCATGTCCTTGATGCTGATAGCTGCATTCTTAACGTCACGCATATCAATGTCCCCTACAAGTGCAGTATTTCCCGACACAGGTGCAAAACTTTTCAGACGATTTCTTGTCCAAGTGTTTTGGTACCTTAATTCGCTTTCTAATTCCCATCCTATTTGCGTGAGGATGAGCAATTGCAGTTCTGGCTGGTCGATAAGGCTCAACTACAACCTTGTCCCACGATCCAAACCTATCACTGAATGAGGCTGGAGCGCTTACATACAGAACTACTAAGAAAGGAATTATCACGTTACACCTTAAACGAATGGGGGCCGGATAACCGGCCCCCACCCTCAGCATTACGCCGTGAGAATGCCTTGCAGGAAGGCGTTGCTCAACGTCATGTTGCCAGCCCAGCCAATCAGGCGAACCATGGCGTCCTGATTGATCGAGAAGCGATCCGGATCAAGCGGGACCATATTGCGCTGCGCGTGGGGCCTCCAGTGGATGTACTTCGTGTTGAGGAAATACATCGTGGTGGAAGGAGCACCGCCGACTGCTGAAGTGGACCCGCTGGTCTGTGCCGGGAGCGGATCAGTAGCAAAGCCTTGGAAACCACCATCCAGCACCACGTCTGCACTCATGTACTTGAGGGTCTGGAAACCAGCCTCAGCCATGTCAGGCGCACCATTCTCAACCTGAATGCGCTGAATCGCTTGCAGAGCACTCAGATAATAGCGGTAGCTGACGTTGTCCGCGATGATCAGGTCCGGGGAATCGCGGCCACGGATCAGTTCCACCCAAAGCGCGTCCATCTGTTGCATGATGGTAGCTGCGCTGAGGCTGACACCGCCGTTCGTGGCAGCAGACCAATTCTTGTTCTGCCAGAAAGTCCACTGGGAGCGGTCAATGCCACCAATCACGCCAGAGCTTGGCGAGCTGGAGACGAGCAGTTGAAGGCCGCCCACGGAGCCCGTGACAGTGCCATCACCGTAGATACCCTGCGATAGGCCGTTCATGAACGTGTCTTCAGCGTTCATGATGCGGGACTCAAGCAGATCGATGATCGCTTCCTCACCGGAGTTTTGCAACTCCTCAAGGCCGCTGATGGACACCGCAACAGCCGCTTGGCGGATCGGGTACTCAGCCGCCGAGAAAACTTGGCTTGGTGCGATGTTGAGGGTCTGGTAACCAGAATACCATTGATAGGTCTGGTTATCAGCGTAGTTCAGTTCTTGAACGATAGTCCGGCCACCACTGAACGTCTTGACGTTACCGCGCTTGCTCAGCCGAAGCAGAGCGGCGTTATTGCGCGACATATTGTCGGCAAGTTCGCCAGTGCGGCTACGAAGGGTCGTGGTGACAATTTCCGAAAGATTTGGAAATGCCATTTTGGGCTCCAATAGGTTTATGGGTTCTTAACGCCACGCGTCACCTATGGTAACCGCCTCGTATGAGGCTGTGTCACTTCGTGAATGACACAGCTTTCATGTGATAGCACGCCGTACCAGTTATTGATCCCTCAATTCCGCCATTGCGGCCTTGATGGAATCACGAACGCTAGTCTTGCCTTGCGGCTTCTTCGGCTGTGCAGCGCCATTTAGGTTACTAGGCGCATTTCCAACTGGAAGAGAGACCGCTGCCTTCTTTGCCTTGGCAACTTGGGTCTGACGCGCGGTTGTCGCCTGCTGCGTCGCCTCTTGTTGAACCTGTTGGTTCGCTTGCTGTTGTTTAGCAAGCACCTTGGCGCGAACTACTGGGTTGTAATAGATAGCACGTTCATACGCCCCGTCGAGATCCACCTGACCATTTTTTATCAATTCTGGATCAGCCTGAATAAGACGGGCCATGTCCTGACGGACATCTTGGAAGAATTCCTTGTCCTTTGACCAAAGGTTCAGGTTTTCCTCGGTTTTGCGCATTTGTTCAGTCTGAATGTCATGCTGAATCGTGCCGAAACCAGTTTGCATCGACTGGATTTGCTGTGCAAGGTTGCGGACATTTGTTTCAAGACCTGAAACATAAGATCTAATTTCGTCCGGGATGACGGGCGGTGTCCCCTGTTGCTCCGGCTGCTGCTGCTGCCGTTGCCCCTGTTGCTGCTGCCCCGGTTGAACGGAGGCAACAATCTTCCCCCAATCAAGCCCCATGGACTTGGCAAGGCCCGGAAATGCTTGCGTCGGGCTTCCAGCCAGAGCTTTGAACCACAGGAACATGCGGTTCACCGCTTCGGCGGGCGTCGCATTCATTTGCCGCAGAGCATCGGTATGTGGGGCAAGCGCCTGATCAATGCCAGCATAGCGCTGCTTGAGCTCGTCAACACCCCGCTGCATGTCCTGTTCGGCTTTGACAAAAGCCTGTTTGATGCTTTCGGGAGCTTTATCCCAATCTGCCTTGGCTTCCTTGCCCAAACGATCAGGAGCCTCAATCGTTTGGGTTTGCTGGGTTTGCTGAGCCTGTTGGGTCTGATTGGCTTGTTGGGCTTGCTGCGCGGCCTGCTTTGGCTCGGCTGCTTTTTTTATCTTTGGCTTTGGCTGGGCTGCTTGGTTGGCCTCAGACATAGCCTTTTTGATTTCGTCGCGGACGCTTAGTCGTTGCTGTCCTCCTTCTCCAGAAGCTTCTCCAGAACCATCAGAATTATCACCAACACCCCCGTCGTCAGCAGAAGCGCCAGAGATATGTTCGAGTGAGCCATCGTCTGCTCCTCCCTCGTCCTCAGGAGAACGGTAAACGTTATCAAGATATTTTTGAGCAAGCGAGCGCAACATGATTAGAACTCCTTAATTCGGGCGCTTTGTAGGACCCATGACAGTTACGATGATCAATAAGCCTTCAGCGGTCGCTCTTGGGTCACGCATCCAGCTTACGCTTGTTTAGATGGTGTTACACGTTTCCGGATGCGAGTCAGATTCCACTTGTGGCCAAACCTGTTCCGGAATTTTACGCTCCTCACCCGGCAATAACCAGTAATTGCCATGGGCCTGTTGCACATTCCCGTGCATTACACTTGTGAACCGTACCAACTTCTGACCGTAGTTATCATGCTGGCCTTCGTTTGGATTACAGAACACAACGTTTACGCATTGGGTACTCCATACTTCAGTAATGAGGGCATCGTGTGGGCAACCATAAGGGTCAAAAAACACACAAGCCTTACCGCGATGGGTTTCTCGAGTCACTTCTGTCAAATATCTCACCTCCTTTGCAATTGATGGATAGCGTGGCGGATGGCCTCTCGTCGAGCCCCGCGATCAAGAGTGATGGGGGCACGTGGCTTCAGGAGCGTAGCAGTTTCGTTGCCAACTTCTACACAGCCAGCCGCCCTCGTAGCGTCTCTGAATTTCTTCTTGCTTGTATAGAACTTGCCGTCAGCCATGTGACGGGTTGGTGCCATTTCGTCGCTTATGACGTAGGAGGCACCGGAACCAGCGTGCTTTGGGGCAGCTCGGCTCTTATCAACTAGCTTGCCGTTACGATACACATATGTCGTCATTTGGTTCTCACATACACAGTTTCAATCCACTCGTCCGTATCAACTCTCTTGCCCCACAATTTCTCTTTGTTTTCTTTAATGGGGTGCAAACGCCATTCAATCTCGCTGTAAGCAGATTTAATGGCCTTAAACAGCATTTCGGTTAGGTATTCCTCGCTCATTTCCAAGACCTCCTTGATCAATAGGAGGTTGCTGCGCTTGGTGCGCGCGTGTCAACAGCCGCATTTGCTCAATTTCAACTTCCATTTCACGCATTCTCATTTCCATGGACTTGATTGCCAAATCCATCTGCTGATTTTGAGCCTCACCCTGATTATCCAATTGCTGACGTTGCATCTCAGAGGCCGCTTGCTGTTGATTTGCTTGAGCATTGATCTTGGCAGTGGCGATATCGGCCTGAGACTTAGCAACATCGGCTTGCGCACGGGTTTGTGCCGAGGTAGCAGCCGCTTTCGCAGTCTCAGCCTGCGCTTGCGCCTTAATCATCTCTGGATTCGGCTGATTTTGGGCAGCCTGTTGCCGTTGTTTGGCGATTTTAACCGCCTGATCACAGAATTCCTCAATTGAGGCTTCAAGATCACGGCCAACACGGTACCCGCGCACGCCGAATTGCAACAATTTTCCGAGAAGAGGCGTTATTTCCGGAATTGACGCTGACATTTGCATGGCAGTTTGCAGATATTTGGTCACGACTTCAACAAATTCGTTGCGATCACCTTTTTCTTGGGCCGCATCGCCGTAAATTGTGGAATCAACCTCAATATCTACCCTGAAACCACGCAAACGCTCATTGCGGAGCAATGCAATAGCCCGGTCAATGCGCCCTAGGGCTTGCTGAATGGCTATTTGAAGGGGGCTGGGTGGAGCCATAGCAGGCAGACCCGGCGCTACAGGCGGGGCTTGTAAGGGCGCTGAGGGCACAGGCATGCCGGGGCGTGGCCCAACGCTTACAGGGAGCCCACCAATGCGTGGCTGGAAAGGAACAACATTGCCGCCAACAGTCTGCGGGGTAGGGGCAGGCGCAGCCGGATGGGGAGACATAAGCTGCTGTTGCTGAGGCGGCATCTGTGGCGGCGTTGGGGGCTTGAGTGACGCCATCTGGTCTTCGATGTCATCAACGTTAACGCCGAGTCCCTCCTCAAACATTGCGCCGGAAGCCTCAACAAGTGACTTCGGGGCAAAGTGTTGGCACATAATGTCAGCCATGATCTGGATCAGATCACGGGCAAAGCGCGCAACTTCGTTCTGCCGTGCCGTTAGGCGCGTGCCGGTATAATTGGATTTGAGCCTGACGCCACCTAACGTCTCACGCGCATCATTGGTGCCACGCATCAAGTCATTGATGCCGGTCAACCTATCCATTTCCTCAATTTGCATTTGCTTCATTTGAACCAATTGGTTCAAGACGCCGATGATCTCTTTCAAAGGCAAGAAAGAGACTTGACCGCCAATGCCGCCTTTCTCAGCAAATGCAGCCCAATTATCTACTGGGATCAGTTCATTCTCAACTGACTCGTCCAAAAGCCTACGGATTCCTCGCGATGCTGCATCATAAACACCGGCAACCTTGCAGGCTCGCGTCAACATAGCGATGCGTTGGCTCAAATCATCAATTTGAGCAGCTTGATCCTGATATTGAATGTAATCAGCAACCGGGATTAGTGTGCCGTTTGTTTGATTTGCAATGATAGGACGGGGGCATGGGAAGAAATGTTCAAGGTTGAGCGGATCCTCTTTGCGGTCACACAGAAAGTGATAGCCTTCGGCTACCCAATAAACGCACCTATCCTCTTTATTCCAAATCTCATAGACCTCGCCCTTAACCTCATGCTCAAGGACCACGTTCTCATAAGTGAACTTTAACCTTTCGTCCTTTTGCAATGGTATCTTTTTTGCAATATCACGGCCAAAGCGTTCGGCCATCTGTGTGTACGTCATATACACACGCTTGCCCACTGCGACTACTTCTGACCAAGTGCGCGCATTTACGGGAAAAATAAAAAAATCTTCCCAATGAATATAATCAATGGGAGTGCTCTCCCTTGTAATCTCGTCATCAGTTGATTCCAGCTTTTCGCCAGTCTGATCAAGTAACTCACCGTCTTCCCCGTACAAATCAGGTTCAAGCATCCCCTGATTGTCTTTCATGTCGATGCTATCTTCTCCGTGAAGGGATAGACCAGCCGAAAATTCAGGCTCATAACGAACCCACGCGACACCCCTACCCGGAAGCAGG